GCCCGGTCCACGAAGCCGGTGACGCCGTGGCCGGCCAGCGCATCGAGCGCCGCCTGAGCTGCCTGCCGTCGCGTGAGGTCCCCGGCGAGCGCCTGCATGGTCGCCCGTCCGACCGCCTGGCGGTAGATGTCGTTCACGGCGCGGAGCACGTGCAGGTCCGTCTCCGCCAGCCGCCCCGCCAGCGCCCGCGCCAGCGCCCGGGTAGCGGCCTCGGAGTCCACCCGGGCCAGCGTCGTGGCGATGCGGCCCCGGAGGACGACCGCCCGCGCCGCGTTCGCGCCGCGCTCATGCGCCGCCGTGACGGCCGCCAGGGCCGCCCTGTCGCGCTTGGCATGCATGCCGCGCATCAGACGCCGCGCCGCCGCGCTCAGCGCCGCAGAAGCGGCCACAGCGACGCCCGCGCCGCGTTCCTGGTCGGCCAGCCAGCGCCGCACCTGCAGAGCGAGGTTCGCCAGCAGGGCCAGCTCCAGTCCGCGCGCCAGGCCGAGCAGGGTGTCGCGCTCGTCGGCCATCAGAAGGCGGGCTCGCTCACGGCGCGCCCGGAGTCCTCGCGGATGCGCTCGACCTCGGCGGCCAGCTTCTCGTCGTCGAGGTCCGGCTGGGCCCGCCGCACCGCCGTCTCGATGGACACCGCCTCGGCGGTCCGAAGCAGGGTCAGCGTCTGCGCCTGCTCCTGCGGCGTCTCCCGCGCCTCCGGCCAGGCCAGCACCGGCGTCTCGACCACGGTCGGGTGCCCGAGCACCGCCCGGTCCACGGCGAGCAACGCGGCGCAGGCGTCTTTCATCGCCGGTGCCCAGTAACGCCGCTTGCGCTCGATGGTCTGAAGCGTCTTGCTCTCGCGGAGGCGGAGTGCCGTGCCGGAGTCCGCGCGTCCCTCGATACGCAGGCCGAACGTCTGCGGCGAGTAGCCCGCGCGAGACACGGCCGACTCCATCAGCCGCAGGACGGTCTGCTCGTGTTCCTCCGCCCGGATAGCGGGCTGGTGGACGACGATGCTCATCTCGCCCGGACTCATGCCGTCCAGCTCTGTGAACACCTCGGCGTCGGCGTTGAAGTAGCGCCCGCTGCCGCGCTCCGGACGGATAGTCTCCAATGCGTCGTGCGGAACGAGGATGCGCGTCTTTGCGAGTCGCACGTCACGCGCCCACGAGCTGTACGCCTCGTCCAGAGCGTCCAGGAGGTCCTCAGCCCCGGCCACGTCCGCGCGACCGTAGGGTGAGCCCAGCGAGTCGGTGAGCGGTCGTATGTTGGGCACGTACCAGACCAACAGCGGCGGGACGCCCTCCGGCAGCGAGACGACCGGCTCCAGTGCCGCCGTCGCCTCGTGTTCCTCCAGACCGCAACGGGTCCCGACGTGCGTCTTGTCGCCCACGTACAGACCGTGCAGGATGACGCCCGGCTCGTACCGCTCGAGGTGTCGCCAGACGCCCTTGTCCCTGGCGTCCAGCTCGCGCCAGAACGTGACCGCCCGCAGCCGTCCGTAGCGGAACTCGGGAGCAGCGTGGTCGGCCGCCACCGTGGTCAGGAACGGCGCATCGGCCACGTCCGTGTCCCAGCTCACGCGCAGGAACACGCCGCCGATAGCGGCGCAGACTTCCGCCGCCTCCAGCAAGACGTTGGCCAGCCCCGTCTCCGCCGCCAGCTCGTCGAGCCGCTGCTGCGCCTGCTCGCCAGCCACGAGGTCCGGCATCTCGCCGAAGAGCAGGTCGGCGGAAGTCTGGGCAATCTCAGCCGCAAGAGGGACATGGACCGGCGGCGCTTGCTTCGGTGCTTTGAGAGACCGCTCCCTCTCGCGCCGCCAGAAGAACGGGAAGCGCGAGCGCCCGGCACTCGGCGGGGACGCGTCCGAGGCCAGCCGCGCCGGACTTCCGGAGTACCACGCCCGCCAGGTATGGATGTCGGCCGGCATCGCGCCGTGCGGCGGCCAGAGTGCGTTGGCGTCAGTGGGCAGGCTCATGCTGCGGCCTCCTGTTCGTCTCTGTCGGCCGCGACCCAGCGGCGGGTGTAACGGCGGGTGGTGAACACCAGATAGCGGAGCGCGTCGCAGTTATGCACGAGCACGCCGTTGGCGTAGAACTCGTGGGCGTCCGCGATGAGAAGGTTGTAGACGGGGACGCGCTCAGTCAGAGCGCGAACGGTAAGCACACGAAGCGGAGCACGTTCTGGTCGGCAGGTAGCGGTTAGTCCTGAAACTCTTGCCGCAGACGACACAGACCCGGGTCTCGTCATCGACCCTGCTGGCACGCCGTGCCGCACTTCTGCAGTTGTTGGAACAGAACTTGGCCCAAGGCTGGAGCGATTCAAAGCGCCCGCCGCAGTGGCGGCAGACAAGACGTACCGGCTCGCGCTTCGCCATAGCCCTAGTAGCGTGTTCACGGTGCCAGGCGCGGCCCTCTTCGGAGCGATGCCATTCGGATGCGAGCGGCCTGATACGCGCGAGATGCGCCCGTGCTTCAGGCGTCTGCATACGGCGACTGGTCCTCTCGGCGTGGACGCGGCGGTGTTCCTCTTGCGAGAGACAGACGAGATTGGCCGACTCGTTGTTGAGCGGGTCGAAATCGGCATGGTGGATGACGCAGCCGTTCGGTATCCGGCCGTGTTCCGCCTTCCAGATTTCCTCATGCAGGCGGCCGACACCACGTGACTTATCAGCCTTACCGGGAGTGAAGTAAACGGCCTCGGCCCACGTGTGGGAGGTCGGGTAGCGCCTGAACCTGATTCCGTTGAACTCGATGACCTCGACCATGAGCGTAGTATATCACCATATCGCAGCGCATCTATACTCACCCAGCCCTTCCCCTCTACCCACACGGGATGGTCGGCGGTCCCGCTGAACCGGCGACCGTCGGAGAGGACGACTTCATGCACCTTAGCCGCAGCGCAAGTCATGACGCTCGCTCTGACCTCCCGCCAGCCGTCGCGCGTCATCGCCTTGTCGCCGGTCCTCACGCGCTCAATCGCTACTTGGCCGCGTGACGTGACAACCGGCGTCCCTGCGACGAAGCAGCCGTGGTCGTCGGCCTTGACCGGCGAGTCCTCCCCGCGTTCCTGCGCCTTTGCGTCCCAGCGGTACCCGGTCAGCTCGCGGATAAGGTGCGCGCACGAGCGGTGGATGCACAGCCGCCCGGACGTGAGCAGCGTGGCCGTGTAGCGGATACCGTCCAGCACGTCGTTCTCGGCCTCGCGCGGCTTCACCCAGCCGTCGCGCCGGAGTTGCGCCGAGAACGACACGGCGGAGGGGTCCACGTAGGCCCGGGACAGCGGGACCGGAGCAGGCTTGCCGTTGAGCGCATAGGCCCCGTCCGCACCGGAGGCCAGCCAGTCCCGGAGGCGCACGGAATACTCGGCGTCGGTGAGCTGCCGCCTGCGCTCCTTCGCGTCCCAGCGCCACTCGCGGGCCACGTAAAGGCGTTCGTCGGTCCCCAGCCCGGCCAGCAGAGCGTGAGTCACGGTGGCGGTCCCGTAGTCCACGAACAGCCACCACGTCTGCATGGCGGGAAGCTCGTCGGAGACGTGCAACACGGGGTCGAACATATCGAACACCGCGCCCTCGGCGGCCACCCACTCCCCGAGGATGAAGCGCCGGTACCAGAGGCCCGTGAACTCGCGCTTGACCGACTCCACGTAGGCGTCCGGCAGGTGAGGGTTGTCCTCCAGCCGGAAGGAGAAGCGCCCGACGCCCAGCTCGTCGGCGCGGTCCAGCCAGTCGCGCTTGAGCCAGTGGAGCGGAGCGTCGGGGTTCGTGGTCGCAATCATGCGCGAACCCTCCGCCGAGAGCCGCGTCCGCAGCATCATCCAGAACGACTCTGGGATGGTCGATGCCTCGTCCACGTAGGCCCCGGCCAGCGTGAGCCCGCGTATCTTCTCCTGCGCCCGCTCGTCGTTGGCCCCGACGACGTAGACCCGGCGGCCGTGGATACGCAGCTCGCGGCTTCCCCGGTTGAAGTAGACCTCATGCTCGCCGAACACGTCCATGAGCGGGTGGATGACGTTGCGGATGACGGTGTCTTGCGTGCGCCCCGCCAGCAGCAGGTTCCCTTGCGGCCCGTGGGCGGCGAGGTCCACGAACGCGTGGTCGGCGGCGACGCTCTTGCCGGAGCGGACTGCGCCCTCTAGGATGACCAGTCCGCAGTCCTCCAGCGCCCACCACGCGGCGCGCTGCTTAGGACTCAGGGCACCGATAGCCGGGCTCACGGCCGCTCGCCTTTCTGCAACGCAAGGTACTCCTCGAACGCGGCCCGCTTGCGCTCGTCAGCCTCCGGCCGGTCGCTCTGCCCAAGGTACTGCTTGCCCAGCCAGATGA